TGCAGGCACCAGCGGCGATTCCAGCACTGCAGGCACCAGCGGCTATTCCAGCACTGCAGGCACCAGCGGCTATTTCAGCACTGCAGGCACCAGCGGCGATTACAGCACTGCAGGCACCAGCGGCTATTACAGCACGGCAGCAGCAACTGGTCCTTATTGCAGAGCAAAAGCAGAGGGAAACAACAGCATTGCTGTCGCAAATGGGTACAAAAGCAAAGTCAAGGGCTCCGTTGGGTGCTATTTGGTTCTGACCGAGTACGACGATGACGGAAATTTTCTTTGCGCAGACCTAAAATTTGTAGACGGAATCTCAATCAAAGCAGATACATGGTATATGCTCAAAGATGGACTGGCTGTTGAATCAGAGTGACGGAGGCTCCACATGGACAGGATCACAATGAAAGGCGTTGCAGAGTGTTGCGAGATGTTCCGGGCAAACCTTGTTCCGATGAGCCCGAGCAAGTTCTGGAATAATGTTGCACACGGCGAGTATGACGGGTGGGTAGTCCCCCGGGAAGATACCAAACGGCGGCAGGCAACAATCTACATCGACGGTTTTATCGATTATATGCACCGGCGCGGATGCAAGATCGTCCGCCCGTATGAGAACTACAAGGAGGAAATGGAAATATGAAGATTAAATCCCGCGTCTGGTACTGGCTGGCCGCTGCCAGCGGTGCCGCAAGTATGCTGTACGGCATGGGCATCGAGGGTAGCGCACAGACGGGCAGCACCATCTCGGACGGACAGTTTGCCACGGCCCTGTGCCTGGTGCTGGCAGCGGTGATATTCCTGCGGCTGGGCTTTGCCGCCCAGGATCGTGAGCAGAACGCCCGCCGCTATGGCCGCGTTGACCGCACCCACGCCCGCACCGAGGAGCCGGACTACCGGCAGAACCGGAGGGGCGCATGAGCATGATTGTATATGCTTACGCCTACCGTAAGAACCCTCGGGGCTGCGATATCAGGCAGTTCACAGACCCGCTCACGCCGGACGAATACCCCGGGGAGCCCGCCAGCGTTAAGGCCCAGCACTGGGCAGACGAGAACATCCGGCACTACGAGATGATTCAGGTGCGGGACGCTCTGGGAAACCTGCTGTACGCAAGATAATGCGTTTTGGATTACATAAACCACAAGATATAGGAGAAATCAGCATGAAAACCAAAATTCTGAAAGTCAAGATCACCTTCCTGGAGCCGGTGCTGGGCACTTGGCCCTCCAACCAGAACGTCGCCCGGGATTTCATTGCCAGCAAGAGCCCGGATGCTGCCACGATCGAGGACGAGGTGGCCGCTCTGGGCGCGGATGCCGTGGCAGATAAGGGCATGACCGTCTTTCCCCGCAACGAGAACGGAGAGCCGGTGCTCTACGACTACCAGATCAAGGGATTTTTCAAGGATTCCTGCGGCATGCTGGCCCGCGTGGGCGGCAAGACAGAAACGGGCAAGAAGCGGGCCGTCAACGAGAGCGGCAAGCTCTCCGCCTACAAGAAGGTCATCGACGGCCTGATCTTCCCGCAGCCCCGCATGATCCCCATCAAGGTCAACGGCAAGATCGGAGACTGCCAGCGCCCCCTGCGTGCCCAGACGGCCCAGGGTGAGCGTGTGAGCCTGGCCAACTCCGAGGAGATCCCGGCAGGCAGCACCTGTGAGTTTGAAATCCTCCTCATGGACGAATCGCTCGAGAATGCGGTTCTGGAGTGGCTGGACTACGGCGTTCTGCGCGGCATCGGCCAGTGGAGAAACAGCGGCAAGGGCCGCTTCACCTTTGACATCATCGACTGAGCAACGGCATTGTGCTGACAAGTTTGCTCAGCAGGGGCACAGGTAGTCACTGCAGTGCAGCGCGGGGCAGAGGCAAGGCTCAGCTGGAAAGCGCAGCGCAACGGCGTAGATAGGCGTAGATCGCTTGGATCAGACTTGCCTCGATAAGCAAAGCAAAGGAAATGCAGGGCCTCGTGTCGAAAAGCGAAGGCAAGGCTGGGTGTTGTGCCGAAAAGCAAAGGCAAGGCTGGGCGTGGTGTGGGCGGCAAGGCATCGCAAGGGCGTTGAGCAGATACGCGCCGCTCTGCTATGCATAGCAAAGGCATAGATAAGCCAGGCTGACCTTGGCAATGCAAAGGCATGGATGCGCAAAGAAAAGCAAAGGCTTGGATGCGCGACGATTCGCTAAGGCATAGATACGAAGAGATGCGCAACGGCGTAGAGCAGATTCGCGCTGAAGAGCAAAGGCAAAGAAATGCAAATAGAAGCGGCGAAGCGCGTAGCAAAGGCAAAGCAAAGTATTCTTGAACGAAAGGAGATTTTACAGTGAGTAAAACAGAGCTGCTGTTCCGGGCCGTGGAAGCACTTTCCACCCCGGTGGCAAAGGCGGTGGCCCGTGGGCTGACCTTATGGATCGGATTCAACGTTCTGGTCGTGGTCTTTCTGGTCTGGCGGGCATGGAAAAACGGGAGGTGGCGCAAATGAGCATTTTATCCAGAAGAGCCCGCGTGAAAGAGCTCTCCAACAAAGCTGAGGGTATTTTCCAGTACGTTGGAACGGACAATGTCCTGTTCCGGCTTATCAGCACCGGGAACGAGCTGACAAGTGATGTGAACCATGCGATTGCGCTTTTTACGAATTTTGCCCGGTCAAATCAGCTCCCGGATACCGTGACGAGAAGTACGATTGATTCGATCTACCGGCGCGTCGGAAAGCTTCTTTGTCTGGTCGATATCATCCACGCTGCCGCTGGGGAACAAATCATGCCGGAGCCTTATGATTCCATAGACTTTTGTTACATGATGGAGTATCGAGAGATGCTCCATGAAGCAGTGATCAGAGGAATGCCGGACAATTACAAAGGCGTTTACCAGAACCCCTACAGGATCAAGCTGGCAAAGCCTGCAATCGCCTATGAGATCAACGGAAGGTTCGACCCGGACGAGTTTGACGACGGTGAATTTGCATCGTTCACGCAGGAAGAGGAGGCAAGAGACCGTAAGATCGTTTTCCACTGCACAAAATCCGAATTGGACGCAATCATGCGTTTCGCCAATGTTATTGAAGTAAAGTTTGTAGAGGAGGACATCCATCATGCCTGAAGAAATCATTAAAACACCCGCCGAGCAGATCGCGCCGGTTCCGCCGCAGGAAACCTCGATTGCCGTGCAGGCCGTCAACCCGGCCATGGATTCGTGGAAGCTCGCGTGCAGCATGGGGAAAGCCTATGCACAGCTTCCTGACGGTATGGTTCCCCAGAGCTACAAGGGAAACGTTGCCGCCTGCGCGGTCGCCTGCAACATGGCCACCCGAATGGGCATGGATCCGACGTTTGTGATGCAGAACCTTTACGTCATCCGTGGCAATCCTTCGTGGAGTGGCAAGAGCTGCAAGGCCATGATCGATAACAGCGGCCTGTTCGCAGGGCGCACGCACTACCGGATGGAAGGCGAAGAGGGAAAGGATACATGGGGGTGCCGCCTTGTTGGCATCGACAAAGTGACCGGCGAGAAGGTAGAAGGTCCCAAGGTGACCGTTGCAATGGCCAAAAAGAACGGATGGTGGGATAAAAACGGAAGTTTCTGGCCCTCCATGACAGAAATGATGCTGAAATATCGCGCCGCTGCTTATTTTGCCCGCGCTGAATGCCCGGAGGTCCTGATGGGCGCAAATATCGATTATGAGATTGGAGCTGGTGATAGCGCGGAAGATGGAGGATTGACGCATGCTTAACATCGTAGCATTGATGGGCCGCCTGACCCATACCCCGGAGCTGAAGACCACCCAGAACGGCACCAGCGTGTGCAGCTTCAGCATTGCGGTTGACCGTACATACACCCCGAAGGGCGAGGAGCGCAAGGCCGATTTCATCGATATTGTTGCCTGGCGGCAGACGGCAGAGTTTATCTGCAAGTACTTCCAGAAGGGCAGCATGATCGCCATTGACGGCAGTATCCAGACCCGCTCGTATCAGGACAAGCAGGGCAGCAACCGCACGAAAGTGGAGGTTCTGGCAAACAACGTCAGCTTTTGCGGCTCAAAGGCGGCAGACAAGCCCGCTGTGCGCGATTTCGACCAGCAGACGGAAAGTTATACTTCCGAAGCAAAAGCCTCTCACAGCGCCCCGCAGGCGGCGCAGAGCTTTTCACAGGGTTCCGCGGATGATTTCGCAGAGATCACAGACGACGGCGATCTCCCGTTCTGACCTCCCAGCTGTGCTATCTGGCTATACGGGCGTGTAAGGAAGGAGGTGCACCGTGGACGATGAAATCAGGCCGAAAGCGTTGATGATTCCATTCGACAAATTTGTGATTTTGGATATTCTTCCACCTGAGCAGTACAAAAATACCATCACCAAGATGCGGCGGTATGTGGAGCACGGAGAGGAACCGGATGGACTGGAACCTCTGGAGCAGATGGCTTTTGAAGCACTTCGACCGTTCATGGACGAGAATATTAAAACGTATCAACGTTCCGTTTTGTCCCATAGAGAATCCGGCAGTAAAGGCGGCAGACCCAAGAAAACCGAGAAAAACCAAATGGTTATTGCAGAAAACCGAGAGAAACCAAATGGTTTTCCGGAGAAACCGGCAGAAACCAAATGCACACCAAAGTACAAAGGTCAAAGTACAAAGTACAAAGTACAGTCGTCGTCTACTATCGTAGACTCCGACACGCGCGCGGATGCGCGTGACGACTTGACGACGACCATTGTTTTTGAAGAATTCCGGGGCCGTATCGGAAAGCTGAGCGAAACAGGCAAGAAAGAGCTGCCCGTTTACGTTGAGCGCCTGGGTGCTGACCTTGTGACAGAGATCATCCGCAAGTGCGAGGATTTGGGCGGCCACAGCTGGGCCTATGTCCGCAAGGCACTGGCGGAAGCTGCCCGGCAGGGCTGCACGTCTGTGGAAGAGTACCGCAAGACGAACCCCATTGGGGCGGGGCGTGACAAACTGGTCACGCGCCCCCCGGAAGATGCAGCAAAAGCCCCCGATTTCCTCAAAAACGCTGCAAATCGCAGGCCTTTGCGCAAGAAAGGAGAGGCGAAGAGTGCCTAAATATCATGTTGTTGTGCTGTGCAGCGGCCCGGTAGGAGACGCGGCCCTCACCTACCGTCTGACCGCCAGTAGCCAACAGGCCGCAGAATTTCACGCTTGCCAGATGGCGGGCGACCACTACCCGGAGTACCGGGACATCCATGTCAAGAGAACGGAGGTTTTGACACATGGCTGAGAAAAAGAAGATTATCCGGCTGGCCGATGTTGGCGAGCTGGAAAACATCTTGAAAAAAGACCTTGCAGAGGAAGAAGCGAAAGGAAAAGATGCTGACACCCTGTTCTGCGAAGATGTTGCAGGTGAGCTTACGGATCTCGAAAGCCTCTCCACCATTGACCCCGAAAGCCTGCGGCCTGTGTCTGAGTGGGAGCTGAACCCTCACCGATTTAGCTGCGAGCACTTCCGCTGCAAGTTGTGTCATCACATTTCCTGCCTTACGGATGCTTTTTGCGGCGGGTGCGGAGCTAAGATGAAAAATGCGGGCACAAAAGCTGAGGATTTGCCGTTACCGATAGATGAGTACGAGCAAAAGAAGGGGGAAACGGACAATGTGTGGACCGAAGTGCAATTATGATGAGAAACGCCTGATTGATGCAAATGCTTTGCACAAGCGCATTGAAATGAACCTTCGTGCCAGCAATCCGTTCACTATTGAAGAATGCTGCTATAAGGATGCCCTGAACAGCGTGGACGAGGCTCCAACCATTGACCCAGATGACCTGCGCGGCCATGCAAAGTGGGAGAAGCCCAAGGAACTGTTTTTCGTAATGATTGATGGTGATGGTCCGGACGATATGCACGAGGAACCGGCAATCCGCTGTAGCAACTGCGGCGGTATGGTTCCACAAAGCGACTTCGATAAGTGGGTCTGGAACTTCTGCCCGGTGTGCGGGTGCAAGATGGAGGATGCGACAAATGAGCAAACGGAAATATCTTGATGCTGAAACCCTGAAGCAGCATCTTTTCATGGAGGCCGCTCTGGGCTACATCAAGACATTGGAAGATGTAAACAGGGTTATTGACGCGCTTCCGGAAGCAGAACCCTGCCTGAACTGGCACCCGGCCAGCGAGATCCCGCTACTGCACCACGAGGTGGACGAGAATAAATGCGAGGGCACTATTGAGTGCGACGTGAGCGAACAGCTTCTCTTGTACACGGAAGAGGAGGGCTACAAGGTCGGTGTCTACATGAAGGACTGCTACGGATTTGATGGCTGGTTGAACCCTGACTATGGCGGCACCATCCACCATGTGGTGGAGTGGCAGTACCCGCAGAAACCATCAAGGGAGAGAAGCGCATGAAAGTGTTAATTGCCTGTGAGGAATCGCAGGAAGTTTGCAAGGCTTTCCGAGCACGAGGGCATGAGGCCTACTCCTGCGATATTCAGGAGCCGTCCGGCGGACATCCAGAGTGGCACATTCTGGGCGATGCGCTCAAGGCTCTGAGGGGTGGGCAAGTCGTGACGATGGACGGCGTAACGCATGACGTTGGCAAGTGGGACTTGCTCATTGCACACCCGCCCTGTACACACTTGGCTGTTTCTGGCGCGCGGTGGTTCACGGAGGGAAGGAAGCCTCTCAGCTTGCGATTTGAAGCAGCTGCGTTTTTTATGAAGTTTGCGGAAGCAGATATTCTGCGAATTGCCATTGAAAACCCGGTGTGTGTAATGTCTACGTTATACAGAAAGCCGGACCAGATTATCAATCCTTGGCAATTTGGGCACCCGGAGCAAAAAAGAACCTGCTTGTGGTTAAAAAATCTTCCCAGGCTAACCGAAACCGACAATGTATATAAAGACATGATGTCTCTTCCAGTTAAAGAAAGAACCAGGATATGGCAGCTTGGAAGTGGACATGCAAAAGAACGAAGTAAAACTTTTCCGGGCATTGCAAAAGCAATGGCAGAACAATGGGGGTGATTGTATGACACAGAAACAGTTTATCAAGCAGCTGATGAGCCGCGGCGTTTCGCATTCGGATGCCTGCGGGCTGGTGGCCTACATGAAAGAGCTTCGCCAGCTGATCGAAAAGCATGAGGACGTTGTGATGCTGGCGGATGCAAACACAATGCAGTTTGTCCCGGCAAAGGTCTACTCCTACGAGGAAACCTTCCAACGGATGCAGGAAGGGAGAGACATCTTTTGCTGAAAACCATGAAGCTCGTCCTTTACGGCGACCCCCGCACAAAGAAAAACTCCGCCCGCATCCTCAAGGCCCACGCAAACCGCCGCATTGTGGCCCCCAGCGAGGCATTCATGCAGTATCAGGAAAAGTGCATGTGGCAGATCAAGCGGCCTTACAACCCCATCACAGCCCGCGTGAACGTGCGGTGTGTGTACTACATGGCCACCCGGCGCAAGGTTGACCTTGCAAATCTCATAGAGGCGACTTGCGACATTCTGGTGAAGGCCAAGGTTCTGGCGGACGATAACAGCCAAATCGTTGCCGCCCACGATGGCAGCCGGGTGGATTACGACAAGAAAAACCCCAGAGCAGAAATCTGGATCGAGGAAATAACAAATGAAGATCGGCCTAATTGATGTGGACGGTCATAACTTTCCAAACCTTGCGCTGATGCGAATTTCCAGCTATCACAAAGCAAAAGGAGATGAAGTGGAATGGTGGTGGAGTGACCTAATTCATTACGACATTGTCTACATGAGCAAGATTTTTTCAGACGTGTACAGCCCTGACGTGCCAGAACCTTTGAACGCAGACAAAGTGATTAAAGGCGGAACAGGATACGCAATCCGTACAGTGGACGGCAAAGAAATATTCGATAAATCGAAAGACGTTGATTTGCCGCCTGAAATCGAAAAATCTTTCCCAGATTACAGCATTTACCCACAGTTTCCGTTTGCAGTCAGCATGACAAGCCGGGGATGCCCAAGAGGATGCTCCTTCTGCCATGTTGCAGCAAAAGAGGGAAGATGCGCCGTAAAAGTGGCAGATGTAAGCGACTTTTGGTGCGGTCAGGACGAAATCAAAGTTTTAGACCCAAACATCACAGCTTGCAAAGATAAGCGTGACCTTATGCAACAGTACATTGACACCCACGCCAAAATCGACTTCACGCAAGGTCTGGACATTCGCTTGCTGAATCAGGCTGACATTGAGGACATCAACAAGATGCGTATTGGCACGTTGCATTTTGCGTGGGATAACCCTAACGATGACTTGAAAGGAAAGTTTGAGGACTTTGCAAAGGGTTTTCGGCGCAAGTCAAACATTGGCATGGTTTACTGTCTAACGAACTTTAACAGCACGTTAGAGCAAGACCTGTATCGCATCTACACGCTTCGTGATCTGGGCTACGACCCCTATGTGATGATTTATAACAAGCCATCTGCGCCGAAAGAGATTCGGCACTTGCAAAGATGGTGTAACAACAAAATAATCTTCAAGTCGGTAAAACGGTTTGAGGACTACATGCCGTAAAGGAGGATGATACATGGTGAACGCGAGGATACCTGACACCGACACGCCAAAGACTGACAGCGGCGTGGACTACCGTACCGTCAAGGCGTGGTTTCAGCAGTGCAGAGACCTGGCGGAGCAGGTCGAGGCCCAAAAGCAGAAGATCCAGCGCATCCGGGACACTGCCGAAAAGTGCACCCAGAGCATGAGCGGGATGCCGATGGGCGGTGGAGCCGGTGACAAGGTGGGCTTTGCCGTGGAGAGAATCGACACAGAAGAGCGGAACCTCAAGCAGATGGAGCTTGATCTCTGTGAACTGCGCATCGAAGCTGCCCGGCGGGCCTACTGCCTGAGCGGGTCTGCTCGGTCTGAAAAGCAAGCAAAGTGCATCTGCGGCTGGTATATCGACCTGAAGCCCCAAAAGAAGATCGCGGTGGACGTGGGCTTGTCCAGAGACAATTCGGTCTCCACCTACATCCACGAGGGGCTTGATGCTTTGGCAGAAATCTGGGAGGATGTACAAAACGACCATTGAAAACGCTTTGATTTCTACGCTTTATTTGAGTTGTTGTGAAACACATGTGAATCAAAGTATGGTAAAATGATTACAAGTGGAACCGCGCAAAGCGGTGCGCCGCTTCTCAGCAGCTTCCAAAGCGCGGCCCCGTACGGATTCTCCTTTCGTTCATGCCGCTTAACGCTTTTTCGCTTTGACACCGTGCTTTGCGGGCTGCTTCTATGCGAGAAATGGTGTCCAGACCGACCATGGAGGTTTAGGCGCAGTTCAAGTCTGCAATCTCGCACCGAACGCCGTAAAGTCTGTAACGCGGCAAGTCTGACGCATGGAGTGATTCACCACCGGTGTGCGGGTGGGTGTGGAATTCCTGAAATCTTGCCCACGCCCTGAAACCTCCGCCCGTGAACAGCAGCACCGGAAATCCGAGCGGGCCAGCATGCCCCGCAGGATGTGCGTCAACTCAAGCAGCCCCGGCGGCGAACCGTGGGCTGTTTTTATTTGCTATATGGCCGCCTGAGCGCAATGTGGAGCGCGGTGCGTGTGTGTAGGCACGGCTGGTTCGATTCCAAGGGCGGCTTTTTATACTCCGGCAGCTCAAGTGGTAGAGCAGCGGTCTCCAAAACCGCAGGTTGCAGGTTCGAGCCCTGCCTGGAGTGCCAGACTTTGCATGACCGGGGGACGGCATGCAGAGAGTAGCGGGGCATCTGGCCGCAAAAGTTCCAGATGCAGCGGCAACGTCTTACTGTCCGGTAAAAGCAGATAACGGCGTTGCTGCTTATATGCCGTCATAGCTCAACTGGAAGAGCGCCGCCCATTTAAGGCGGGACAACGCTGGTGACACCACATGGCTTTTACAACCCGATACATCCGAGGCACTTAACTATGCCCCGGCGGGGGCCTGTGGGTGCCGGTTCAAATCCGGCTGACGGCTACCGTGATTTTTAGCTTGAAATAGCTTGAGATTTAGCTTGAGCAATTTCGGGCTTTTTATTTTGCACGGAAGGAGAATAACATGATTCAGAAAGAGCTGCTGAAATTACCGGTCGAAGATCTTGTTCCGTATGAGAACAACCCGCGCGTGATCTCCCCGGAAGCTGTGAACGCCTGCGCGGAAAGTATGCGGCAGTGTACCGCGCTTGACCCCATTGAGGTGGACGAGAACAACGTCATCCTCAGCGGACACACTCGCCGTCTTGCTCTGATGCAGCTCCATGTGGACATGGCCGACGTGGTGCGCTACACCGGTCTGACGGAAGAGCAGAAACAGAAATACCGTATCCTCGCAAACAAGACCGGTGAAATGTCTGGGTGGGATTTCGGAAAACTCGAACAGGAACTGGCAGAAGTGGACTTTGGTGACTTTGACTTTGATTTCGACCTTCCTGCAGATGCAAGCAAAGAGACGCAGGCCGACGAGGACGAGGCTCCCGAAGTTGATGAATCCAAACCTCCCAAGGCAAAGCTGGGGGATATCTGGAAATGCGGCAGGCATCGCGTTATGTGCGGGGACAGTACTAATGCAGAAAGCGTCAAAACCCTTATAGGGGGGGCGCAGGCTGATATGTTGCTTACGGATCCGCCTTACGGAGTGAGCTATGTCGGTAAAACAAGTGAAAATCTGCGAATTCAAAACGATTCGTTGGCCGAAGATGAATTCTTGGAGTTTCTGTCAAAAGCATTCGCTGCAGCTGATGCCGTGATGAGACCTGGTGCGGTGTTTTACATTTGGCACGCAGACAGCAAAGGACTTATTTTCCGACAGGCGTGCAAGCAGACAGGATGGGAGATTCGGGAGACGCTCATTTGGGTGAAGAACAGCATGGTGCTTGGACGGCAGGATTACCAGTGGAAGCATGAGCCTTGCCTGTATGGATGGAAAGATGGCGCAGGACATCTATGGACAAGCGACAGAAAACAGACAACGGTTCTTGATTTTGACAGACCGGTTAAGAGCGAATTGCACCCAACCATGAAACCGGTTGCACTTTTGATTATCAAATCAAGAACAACACAGAAAACGGGAATATTGTCCTTGACCTGTTTGGAGGAAGCGGGACAACGTTGATCGCCTGCGAACAGAACGGAAGAACAGCTTATTTGATGGAGTATGATCCGAAGTACGTCGATGTCATTGTAAAGCGATGGGAAGACCTGACTGGAGAAAAGGCTGTTCTCGAAAAAGAGGTGAGCTAAGATTGGCCGCAAAGGTAAGTATGAGCAGTGGCTAGAGCCTGAAGGGCTGACGCTGCTTCGTGGCTGGGCAAGAGACGGCCTGACGCAGGAGCAGATAGCCCAGAATATGGGAATCCACCGTGATACCTTGAACGAGTGGAAAAGCCGATTTTCCGACATTTCCGACTCTTTAAAAATAGGGCGGGAAAATGCAGACTACATCGTAGAAAACGAGCTGTTTGAGAGCTGCAAAACGCGCACAGTGACTGTAAAAAAACCTATCAAGTTAAAAAAGGTCATGGTTGACGGAAAAAAGCGGCTTGAGGAAGAACGCGTAGAGTATGTGGAAGAGCAAGTAGTTGTTCCGGCAAACGTAACTGCGCAAATTTTCTATCTGAAAAAACGTCGGCCTGAAAAGTGGGCTGTCGTCGATGGCGGCAATAAAGGTGAATTCGGCCAGACCATTGAGGACGACCCCATCACCAAGAGCTTGAAGGAGGAGTTTAAGAAATGAGCTTCTCCCCAAAGCAAAAACAGATCCTGACCTTCCCGTATGAAAGAGACTACGATGCCCTGATCTGTGACGGTGCGGTACGTTCCGGCAAGACCTCCATCATGTCCCTGTCCTTTGTGCTCTGGATGATGGCAGAATTCAACCATTGCTCCTTTGCATTTTGCGGCAAGAGCGTGGGTGCGGTGGAACGAAACATTGTTCAGCCACTTCTGTCTGTCCGGTACTTGCAGCAGCAGTTCCAGATCACCTACAACCGCAGCGGCCACGTTCTCACGGTGCAGCGCGGCAGAAGGGTGAACATGGTGTATCTGTTCGGCGGCAAGGACGAAAGTTCTTACATGCTCATTCAGGGCATCACGCTGGCCGGGGTGCTTCTGGACGAGGTAGCGCTCATGCCCCGCAGCTTTGTGGAGCAGGCGCTGGCCCGATGCTCTGTCACCGGTGCCAAGTTCTGGTTCAACTGCAACCCGGAAAACCCAGAGCATTGGTTTCGCAAGGAGTGGATCTTACAGGCCAAAAAACATCGGGCGCTGCATCTGCACTTCTTGATGGACGATAACCCGTCACTGGACGAGCGCACACGGGAACGCTACCGCAGCATGTACAGCGGCGTGTTCTATGAACGCTACATTCTGGGCCGCTGGGTGATGGCCGAGGGCCTGATCTACGATATGATGGACACCACCGCCAACACCTACCGCCCGCAGGACGCACCGGTGGGATTCAAGAGCCTTTCCACCCGTACCATTACATGCGACTACGGCACCACCAACCCGACCGTCTACCTCGATGTATACGATGACGGCGAGAAAGTCCGGGTGCATCGGGAATACCGGTGGGACAGCCGCCAGGAGCACAGGCAGAAAACAGATGAAGAATATGCCGATGACTTCATGGAGTTTATGGGGAAAGACCCCTGTGCCGCCATCGTTGACCCGGCGGCAGCGTCCTTTATCACAGCTCTGCGCCAGCGTGGCGTTTATGTGATAGAAGGAAACAACGACGTACTGAACGGCATCCGCAAGTGCAGCACGCTCCTTTCCCACCGCGATCTGCTGATCTCCACCGACTGCGAGGGGCTGCTGGATGAACTTGGCACATACCGGTGGGATGATAAAGCCGCCCTCATGGGCGTGGAAAAGCCCATCAAACAGCAGGACCACGGTCCGGATGCCCTGCGCTACTATATCAACTCACTGCCTGATTGGAGGTTCGAACGTGTCCAGACGTAACAAAAACCGCCCCGCCGGGGGCACAGAGAAACCGATGACGGCCACGCTGGACGCATTTTCCAACCCGCTGTTCTCGCTGGGGTACGGCTCACAAAGCCCGCTGGAAGCAACGGAATACCCGCTGACCCGGATGACGGACAATTACGCCCTGCTGAACAGCTTGTACCGCAGCAACTGGGTGGTGCAGAACGTTGTGGGCTTGCTCGTGGACGATATGCTGCGAGAGTGGTACGACCTCAAGAGCACCACACCGGAGCAGGGAAAGGCAATCCAGACCGTGGAGCGTTCCACCCGGCTCCGGGACCGTGTGAGCACTGGCCTGAAATGGGGCCGCCTGTATGGCGGTGCCGCCGGGCTCATCCTTATTGACGGGCAGGAGGACCTTTCCCGCCCGCTGGATGCCGAGGCTATTCTTCCCGGCAGCTTCCGGGGGTTGTACATCCTCGACCGCTGGCAGGGAATCAGCCCGGACGCAGGCCTGACCTTTGAGGGCGGGGAGCTTGTCCCGGAGTATTACAGCATCAACGATGCCGCCGGGCACACTGCCGCCCGTGTCCATCACTCCCGCCTTGTGCGGTTCGTGGGCCGGGAGCTTCCCGATCTGGAACGGCAGGCGGAGCTTTACTGGGGCGAGTCCGAAGTGGAAGCGCTCTATAATGAAGTGGTGGCTCACGACAACGTCAGCGCCAACATGGCTGCTTTGACCTTCCAGGCGAACGTCAACACGATGGAGGTAAAGGGGCTGGAGCAGCTGCTCTCCATGTCCAGCCCGGACGTGCAGCGGCGTTTCTGGAACACCATGCAGGCCCAGAAGGTCCTGCGCTCCAGTTTCGGGATGCAGCTGGTGGAGCAAGGAAACAAGATCAGTAACACCCAGTACACATTTACAGGCTTGTCAGACGTGTACGAGAGCATGTGCCTGAACTTGTGCGGTGCGTCCCACTACCCCATGACAAAGCTGTTTGGCCGCTCCCCGGCGGGCATGAACGCCACCGGCGAAAGCGACCTGAAGAACTACTATGACTACGTGGACACCCTGCGGGAAAGCAAACTGCGGCCCATTCTGGACAAGCTGCTTCCTGTAGTGGCCCGCAGCGCAGGCATTGAGCAGCTCGACCTTGATGTAACGTTCCCGCCGCTGTGGACACCCACGGCCAGCGAGACGGCGACGATCGCCAAGGAAAAGACCGATGTCATCATTGCGGCGTTTCAGGCAGGGCTTCTGGATGCAGATGTGGCAATGCGCGAGCTCAAGAAACTAGAGGACGAGACCGGCCTGTTCGGCTCCCTGACCGACGAACTGATTGCCGCAAAGCAGGGCCAAACCTATCAGGACGTGACCGCCCTGCGCGACCCGCTGGCGGGGCTGCTGGATGAAAAGACGCAGGAAGACACCGAGGAGGGCGAATAATACATGCCTACCCTTGCACGTGCATCCCCTGAGCGGGAGCTGCAACGCCTGATCCGGCTTTATCTCAAAGCTGAGACCGATATCATCAACGAGATTGGCCGTCTGCGCAGCCGGGGCCTTGTGGACTATCACGCCGTGGCCGCGCTGGAACGGGTGCAGGAGATTCTCCGAAAGCTGGAAACGGATGAATGGGAGTATGTGCCCCGCATGGTCGAGGCGCAGTTTTACGTTCATCACCCGGAGGCCCGGACGATTCCCGGCGAGACCGTGGAAAAGCACCTGCGCGGCTACACCAACGCCCAGAGCCTTACCAGCACCCAGACGGATATCGTGCAGAAGCTCACGATGAACCTCATGGGACAGCTGGTGGACGGGAACATGACGGTGCTTTCCACTCTGCAAAGTGCCCTTCTGGGACGGACTGATCCGGACGTTTACCGGCGTATCGGTCTGGAGCAGGTGGCGGCACAGCAGGCTGTGGGAAGGGGTGTGAACCAGAGCGTTCCCGCCTTTGTGGATGCTCTGCGCCGGGATGGCGTGACGGCGTTCACAGACAAGGCGGGACGGAATTGGAGCTTGCACACCTATGCAACGATGGTCTCCCGCACCACGTCTCGGCAGGCCGAAATCCTGTCTGTGGTGACGCAGGACGAGGGGCAGGACTTGTATCAAATCAGCTCCCACGGCACAACCTGTGCCCTCTGCGCTCCGTATGAGGGCCGGGTATACAGCAAGAGCGGTAAAGACCCGCACTTCCCTCCGCTTTCGGATGCGTTCGGCAAAGTAGACCCCGCCGGGCCAAATGACCTGACCAACAGCTGGTTGAACATCCACCCGAACTGCCTGCACGCCCTTCGTCCATGGACACCCGCCGGGCGGACGGAGAAAGAACTGGAACGGATCAGGCGTTTTTCTGACCCCACAACAAATCCTTACAGCCGAGACCCGCGCACCAAGGCACAGATCGAGGCCTACCGCAAAAAGGAGCAGGGACGCTCCAAGTGGCTGCGGGATTACCGCCAGTGGGAAAATTACCGCACGGCTCTGGGAGACAAGGTGCCAAAGACCTTTGAAACCTTCCAGCGGCACAAGCTGGCAGATGACGAAAAATATCACAAATGGATGAACGCATACAGAAGCGGAGGTGATGCCGATTGATTGCGTACTATGGAAGCAAACTGAGCCCTCACATGACGGAAACGCCGGAGGGCTTTTTAATTTGCCACGATGTCAAAATCGCCCGTACCGGCACGCAGAACTATCTGGCCCGGGAGATCGGGCTGGACGGGATGCCGGAGCGTGTTCTTCAGGTGACACGAAGCGCCGAGGACGTGTTTGACCCGGCGGCAATTGCCAGTTTTGAGGGCAAAGATGTCACCAACACCCATCCCTCGGAGATGATCGTGCAGGAAAATCAGGCCGCCTACTCCAAAGGCCACGCAGAGAATGTTCGCCGAGTGGGTGATTATCTGGTGGCTGACCTGTACCTGAAAGACCCCACACTGATCTCCGAGGTCAAGAACGGGGCCATGCGGGATGTGTCCTGCGGCTATTACTGCCAGTATGAGGCAGACGGCGCAGGATACCGGCAGACCCATATCAGAGGAAATCACATCGCCATCGTGCCCCGTGGGCGCGCTGGCCGTGATGTCGCAATAAAAGATAGCGCCGCCGAACTTCCGGCGGAGAAAGGCAAGGTAAAACACATGAGCAAGAGCAAGAGTTTGCTGTCTCTGTTCGGTCTGGCGGCAAAGAACGCGGCCCCCGAAGAGCTTGACAGCATGGTGGAGACCGCTGCCGCAGCGCTGGATGCAGCACCCGCCGTTCCGGCGCAGGATGCAGACCCCGCTGAAAACGCAGCGCCCGCTGACACCCAGAACACCGCGGTTCTGGACGCGCTGAACAACCTTTCCGGCAAACTGGATCAGCTGATTGCTGCCAACACCAAGAAGGCAGAGGACAAAGATCCGGAAGACCTGGACAAGGTGATTGCTGAAATGTCCGGCGAAAAGTCTGACAAGAAGGAAAAGGACGAGGACGAAAGCGGCTCCACCACTGTTCCTTCCGAGGACGAGTGCGCAAAGCCTGCCGCCAATGACAGCGGCCTGGCTCTGCTGAAAGCCATGCGCCCCATCATCAACGGCATTCAGGACAAGGCCACCCGTGATGCCCTGTCCAAGACCCTGATCGAGCAGGTCAAGGGCACCAGCTCCGTGGATGCCATCGCAAAGGCTGCGCAGGACAGCGCCGCCGCTGCCGCCAGCGCATCCGGTAAGAACCGGTATGAGCAGTTGTGCCAGGATTCCCAGTCCGCTTACAACGACCGCAATCCCCACATGAAGAAGGAGGGCTAAATTATGTCCCTGAATACTCAGATTATCGGCAAGACCATGCCCCACGGCTTTGCTGGCACTTATGCCCGTCAGCCGGATATGATCGTCAACACCCGCCCCGTTGGCGGCACCGAAAGCATTTCTTTTGGCACTGCCCTGAAGTATGACAACGGCAAGGTCATCGTGATGGGCGGCGCAGGCACTACCGCTGCACAGTTCGCAGGCATTGCGGGCAGCGAAGTCAAGAGCGCCCTGGTCTATCCTGACCAGAATGGCGGCAAATACGCCCCCGGCGAGGCCTGCAGCGTGTTCCAGCGCGGCAGCATCAACGTGCTGTGCCAGCGCGGGACCCCGGCTCTGGGCGGTGACGTTTACGTCCGCATTGCCAAGACCGCTGACTATGCCACCGCACTGGTCGGCGGCTTTGAGGCGGAAGCGGACGAAAAGACCGCCGGAAACTCCGTCAAACTCACCAACTGCCAGTGGGGCGGCGCGGCTGATGCCAACGGCGTGGCCGAGCTGGTCATCCTCACCCGTGCAAACGCCTGATAGGAGGGCTTAGACTATGGCAAACTTCCAGAACGTCGGCACCACCAATGCCGGTACTTTCACCGTAAACAACGCCGGTGCTGCGCTGCCCGGCGGCACTCCCACCATGGACGCGGCTGCCATCCAGAGCGGCAATGCGTTCCTCACCAGCGAGCTGGAAAAGCGTGACCCGCTGATCCGCAAGCCCCTCACCAGCGTCACCTATCCCCGTGATATCCCCATCGAGGTGGGCGGCGGCTGGGTGGATTACGTCTCTGCCATGTCCGTGGCCTACGGTATGGCAGGCGGTTCCGGCGCTTCTGCCGTCAACGGCGGCGGTTCCAACGGCATTCCTGTGGTGCAGGCCAGCGTGAGCAAGGGCGCATTCAAAGCCCACGTCTTTGCCGCCGCTCTGCGCGTCATGTTCGTGGATATGCAGCGCGCAAACTTCATTGGCCGCAGCCTTGACCAGATGCTGCAGGACGGCATCCGGATGGCTTATGACAAGCACATGGATCAGAACACCTATGTGGGTTTTGACGAGTACGCTACCACCGGCCTTGTCAACAATCCCGATGTCACCAAGACCACTGCCGCAACTTCCGGCACGGCTTCTTCCACCAAGTGGGCCGACAAGACCCCGAAGCAGATTCTCGGTGACATCAACAATGCCATCACTGCCGTGTGGGCTGCCAACGAGTACGACGAGGCAGGCATTCCCAACCACATCCTGATCCCCTACGAGCAGTACAGCTACATCACCACCACCATGGTGAGTGACCTGGGCACTGAGACCATCTACGACTTCCTGAAGAAGCACAATGTGGCCGCAAACCACGGCGTGGATCTGGAGATCGTTCCCACCCGCTGGGTCAAGGGCGCTGGTGCTTCCAACGGTGACCGCATGGTGGTGTACGTCAACAACCGCCGCTTTGTCAAGGCAGACGAGCTGGTGCCCCTGTCCCGCGTGATGAGCACCCCCAACGTCACCAATGTCTGCTACGACACCGCCTATATGGCAAACGCATCCGAGGTGCAGCTCATGTACCAGACCTCCATGCTGTACGTGGACGGCATCTGATCAGGAGGTGGCAGAAATGGCTTTCGTGCTTTCCAAAGCAAACATCATCCTGCCCAGCGCAGACGGCTCTCAGACCTTTCCGCTCCACCGGGAGCAGCTGGTCGAAGTGCCGGGCTGGGCGGCAGAGACAGCCTATTTCAAGGCGCTGGTGGCCGATGGCGACATCGTGCCCACGAACCGCAGTGACAAGGCTGTACAGGATGCCGCAGACAAGCCCGTCCGCAAGAAAAAGACTGCGGACTGGGACAAGCCTGCCGAACCGCAGGAGCCTGCTGACCCGAAGGAAGACTGAGGAGGCTGCCCATGTGCTGGACGATGAAACCGCAGTTTCAGGGCATTCTTGCACAGGCCGCAAATCTGGGGCAGAGTGTGGGCAATTACACCGCAGAGCAGTTCAAGGCGGAATACCCGCAGTTCTGTGACGCGGACGGCAATTGCCACCTGCCGGATGCGATGCTGGAAGAGATCGTGAAAATGGCAAACATCAGCATTCAGCCGGATAAATGGCTGGACAGCTGGCATTATGCCGTGGGTCTTTATGTGGCCCACTACGTCACTTTGCAGCTGCGCACCTATGCGGAGAGCACCGCCACCCCGGCGCAGGCGGCAGCGTCCGGCGCTCTGGTGGGTGTGGTGAAGTCTGCCACGCTGGGCGACAGCTCCGTGACCTACGACACCAGCGCCCTGACCGCAGGAACAGAGGACTGGGGCGACCTGAACGCCACCACCTACGGTCAGATGCTGGCAAACCGTGCCCGCTTTATCGGTGCGGCCGGAACTTTTGTGATGTGAGGTGCACCCATGAACTGGAATGACTGGTATACCGACCTGATGGAGATCAGGCGCACGGAAACCGTGAAGGACGGAAATCTGACCCGCAAGGAACGGAAGGTCGTCCGCTCCGGTGTTCCGTGCCGGGTGTACCGCAGCCAGGACAAGGCCCCGACGATGACCCAGACAGCAGCCAATGTCCAGAAAACGGACAAGCTGGCCTGTGATATTGATGTGGATATCAAGCCCTTGGATGAGCTAGTGATCCACAGGGGGGCACGGCTGGGGCACACCGTGCAGGAGACCCGGTATTTTGCCGGGGACCCTGACCTGTACTATGAGCCCTTCGGGGCAGTGCTGCCCGGGCTGGCCCATCAGGAGATCACGCTTCTCAGTCAGGAGCGTGCGAAATGAACCTGCAGGAATACATCAAGAAGCTGGAAGCGGCGCAGGCCGCTTTGCCCGAAATGCTCGCAGACGTTGCCCGCAATGCCACCCTCCGGGCTGTGGAAGCGGCGCAGGATAAGACCCCGCCCACAGCGGGCAGCCTGAGCGGCACAAACACCCGCACCGGCGAGCTGAAGCAGCGCTGGGCAACTGACAGCCGAACAGAGCCTTATGGACTTCTGGGCGGGGAACTTGTGACGAACCTGAGTAATAATGCAAATTATGCCTCCTACGTCAACGACGGCCACCGGATGGACAAGCACTTTGTGCCGGGTCTGCACGCAGACCAATATACCGGAATGCTGGAATACGACCCGGGCCTCCGGGGCGAGGTTGGCATGATGGTGGGCACGAAAACGACCTACGTTGAGGGCCTGCACATGTCCGACGCAGGGATTGAGGCATACAAGCACACCGTGAAAGTAGAGACAGAAAAAGCCGTGAACAAGCTGGGAGAGATGCTGAAATGAACTTCACCATTACAACGCTGGCCCGGTCTCTGGCAGAGTATCTGGCTCCCTTCCTGCCCGGCGTGCAGATGTTGGAAGACCCTGCACAGCAAGGCGTAGAGCCGCCCTGCATGTTTATCCAGCAGCGGGGCAGTGATATCAAGCCTTACCCCGGCGGGCGCTGGCTGCGCACCATCCGGCTCGACCTGACCTATCTGCTGGACTATAACCTCACAGACCTGCGCCAGCAGTACAACAAAGCCGCTGAGGCGCTCGATTTCTGCATGGAAACATTCCCTTATTCCGATGGAACAGAAGCGGAAAAGCTCCTGCACGCCTACGAGCGCAGCACGGATATCGACGATGACGGCCTGCATTACAAGTTTGAGCTGCGTGTTTTTGTGGAAAAGCCCGTGGACGCAGTGAAGATGCAGACCCAGACCGTAAACCAGAAGGTAGACCAATGAAACAGGATAATACCCAATACAGCCGAGAAGTGCTGCTGAAAGACCCGCGTTTTGCGGGGTATCAGCCGGATTTTCTGGCTGTTGTTTTACACAAACCGTTTTACACCATCGCAGAGGCTGAGGCCGCTGTGAAAGAATTTTGGAAGGAGTAATACCCTATGGCAGCAGGCGGAACCTGGACCGTACAGAACAAGGTGCGGCCCGGCATTTACTTCAAATTTCGCTCCAAGAACCAGCAGAATCTGACCGTTGGCGACCGCGGCAAGGTCACGATCTGCGAACCCATGAGCTGGGGTCCCGTTGGCAAGGTGATGGAGATCGCCGCCGGAGATGACCTGACCCCTTATACCGGTTACGACATCACAGACGCACACAATCGCTTTGCATCCATGATCTTCAGCGGCTCCAACCGCACCGCAGCACCCACCAAGTTGCTGCTTTACCGTCCGGCCGCTGCGGACAGCGCAAAGGCCACCGGCACTATCGCCCCGCTGACGGCTACCGCAAAATTCCCCGGCTCCCGAGGCAACGACATCGTTGTGATCGTCACCGCCCTGACAAGCCCCGAGGGCAGTTTCCAGGTCTCCACGGTCGTTGACGGTGTGGTGAAGGATCAGCAGACCGGAAAGACCGTTGCAGACCTGACCGGCAATGACTGGGTGGATTTCAGCGGCACGGGCACTCTGGCCGCAAATGTCGGCACCCAGCTTTCCGGCGGCAAGGACGGCGAGGTGAACTCTGCCGCATACAGCACCTACCTGACGAACATCGAGCCCTACAACTTCGATTCCATGCTGTACGACGGCGAGGATGCCACCGTAAAGACCGCGATGGAGACCTTTATCAAGCGCGTGAACACCGAAGTTGGCCGCTTCTCTCAGCTGGTGGAAGCCAATGCCACCAACCCTGACACCCGCTTTATCGTCAACGTGTGCAGCGGTCTTGTGATGAACGATGGAACCACCCTGACCCCGAAGGAAGCCGTCTGGTGGGTCGGCGGTGCGCTTTCCGGCGCGACCTACGCCAACGACCTGACGAATGCCGCCGTTCCCAACGCAGTAGACATCTCTCCCAAGATGACCCACAATCAGTATGTGGATGCCATCAATGCGGGAAAGTTCGTGTTCAACGCCGATGACGGCACCGTCCGGGTGGAGTATGACATCAACTCTCTGGTCACCTATACCAGCGAGATTGGCGAGGTGTACCGCTACAACCGCACCATGCGGCTGTGCAACACCATTGCCAACGACCTGTACAAGCAGTTCGCCCAGAGCTATGTGGGCATTGTGGACAACACCGAGGACGGTCGCCGCCAGTACAAGAGCGCCATCGTCAAATATCTGGATCAGATCCAGGCATCCGGCGGCATCCAGAACTTTGACGGCGAGACCGATGTCATTGTGGAAGCGGGCGAGGCAAAAGATGCCGTGCTCATCACTCTGGCCATCGAGGCAGTGGGCAGCACCAACAAGATCTATATCACTCTGGATGTGGCGTAAGGAGGAATAAAGATGAGTTATTTAATGGCTCAGGACACCCTGAACGGTGCGGAGGGCAAGATCACCATCACCCGGAACGGCCGCATTCTGGAAGCCGCAGGTATGCGGAACATCAAGACCATCGCGGGCATTCAGACTTCGGACATGAAGACCATCGGCACCCGCAAGGTTCAGAAAAAGGCCAACGGTGTCACCCAGACCGGCACCGGCAACGTCTATTTCGGCTCCAACGGCTCCAACCTGTTCACCGATATGGTGCTGAACTACATCGAGAACGGCGTGCAGGACATGTTTGATATCACCATCACCAACCAGGACCCCACGTCCAGCGTGGGCGCGCAGGTGATGGGCTACTACGGCTGCGTGCTGACCGGCGATATCCCGCTGTCCATTCTGGACGACGAGGAGGCCATGCTGAGCTACGATTTCAATTTCAGCTATACCAGCGTCAAGCGTCTGGAAGCATTCAACGACCCCGCCAACCTGGGCAGCAACTGATTTTAGGAGGTATTTTTTATGAGCGCACTTTCTGCATTTCTGCATCCCGCTGTGACCCGCGAGGAAAAAGAGGTCATCATCTCCAAGCGCTTTCTGGGTGAGGACGGCAAACCTGTCCCCTTTAAGATCCGCTCCCTGACCCAGGAGGAGAACGCTGCCATCATCAAGGCAGCCACCCGGCAGAAAAAGGTGGACGGCCAGTGGCAGGATTCCATTGATGCCAACGAGCTGAGTGCCCGCACTATCGTGGAAGCTACTGTTTTCCCGGATTTCCGCAGCGCGGAGCTGTGTGAGAAATACGGCACCAAAGACCCGGTTCAGGTTCCCGGCAAGATGCTTCTGGCCGGTGAGTTTGGCCGCCTGATCGATGCCGTGAGCAAGCTCTCCGGCTTTGACAAGAGCCTGGACGAAGAGGCAAAAAACTGATCTCCGGGGGCAGCTGGGATATCGACGTGCTGGTGGCATACTACTGCTTCGATAACCTCAGCTGGTCCCCGGGCAAGTACGATGCCCTGCCGGTGCGTGAAAAGGCGCTGGTCAGGGCATTTGCTTTGCGCTCCATGGAGAAGCGCAGAGAGGAGACCCAGCGGATGAAGGAGGCGGGACGAAATGGCTAAAATTCAGGAAACGCTTGTCCTTCAGGATCGGTTTTCCTCAACATTTTCGAGATATCTAAAATACGCTCAAAAAGCGGCGGTAGCAACTGGCGTTCTGAGAACCTCTGCCAATGGAGATTTTTCTAAGGTCGTGGACGCTATTGTGAACGTGAACAGTTCTCTGGCAGATATGGCGAGGGCGCAAACTGATGTAGCTAAATCTATGCAAGAGCAAAAAGACACTCTGGGAGAGCTTGCATCCGCAGCTACAAAGGCGGCAGAAGCCGCACAGAAGGCTACCACAGCAAACAGAGATCACAAAAAGAGCACGGATGAAGCAAAAAAATCAGCGGATCAGCTGACGCAAAGTCTGAAAAGCCTTGTTGCGTCCTATATCAGCATTCAGGGTCTGAAAAAGGCCGTTGACCTGTCTGACAGTCTGGTCTCCATGCGTGCCCGGCTCGATCGAATGAACGACGGCCTGCAAACCACGCAGGAGCTGGAAACAATGATCTACCAGTCGGCTCAGCGTTCCAGGGGCAGCTTCACCGATACGATGGGGCTGGTCTCCCAGCTGGGCACAATGGCCGGTGATGCATTCAGCAGTTCCAAAGAGATCGTGCAGTTCGCAGAGCAGCTGAACAAGCAGCTGGCCCTTTCCGGTGCGTCCGGTTCGTCTGCGCAGGCAGCGATCCTCCAGCTGGAACAGGGGCTTGCATCTGGCGTGCTGCGCGGCGATGAGCTGAACAGCGTGATGGAGCAGGCCCCGGCCCTTGCAAAGTCCATTGCAGACTATATGCAAGTCAGCGTGGGCGAGCTGCGCGAGATGGGCTCTCAGGGACAGATCACCGCTGACATTGTGAAAAACGCACTGTTTGCGGCGGCCAAGGACACGAACGCAGAGTTTGAAAAGACCCCCATGACCTGGGCGCAGGTCTGGACGGTGGCAAGCAATACCGCCGTCCGGGCGCTTGACCCGCTGCTGACGGCCATCAACTGGGTGGCAAACAATCTGGATGTTGCAATTCCTCTGGTAGTCAGCCTGGGCGCGGCGTTCGGCGTGCTCCTGATCGCCGCCAACTGGACAAACATCCTTGCAACGGCTACAAAAACAGCCGCGTCCATGCAGGCATTCTATAACGCTGTTATGGCAGCGAATCCCATCGCCCTGACTGCTGCGGCAGTTCTGGTGCTGGTGGCTGCTCTGTATGGAGGTGTGGCAGCATTCAACAAGCTGACCGGTTCCAGCATTTCGGCCACGGGCATCATTACCGGAGCTTTTACAACGATGGGGGCGTTTGCTCTAAATACTTTTGTCGTTCCGGTCTGGAATGGCTTTGCGGCACTCATCAACTTTTTCTTGAACTCGACGGACAATTTTGGACAGTCGTTTACCATTATGTTAAACGATTTGTATATTTCTTTTTTGCAGTGGGTTCAAGGAATTGCGCAAGCATTTGAAAAGCTTGTGCAAAAAATCCCTGTTATCGGTGAGCACTTTGGCTTTACAGAAGGACTTGGATTCAATTCTTATGTAGAACAAAAGAAAAATGAAAACCAGAATCGAAAAAATTCGATGGGTTGGACTGACTACATGAAGCCCATTGAGAACTTCGACCTGGGCAAGTCCTATAAAGCCGGTTATAACTGGGGTGCGAACCTCGGAAAATCCGGCCTTATGGGCACCAGCACGGGACAGCTGGAAATTCCGCAGGCGGCAGACGTGAAAGACCTGCTGGGCAACATCGACAAGAACACCGGCAAGATCGCAAAGACCGTGGATCTGTCCGACGAGCAGATCAAGATGCTGGTGGATGTGGCAGAGCGCAAGTACGTCAACAATGTCAACCTGACAAGCCAGACCCCAATGATCACTGTGCAGGGGCAGAACACCGGCAACACCGAAAAGGATGCCCGAAATCTGGCAGACAACCTGCGGGACCTTCTGTTGGATATGATGAACGCAGGCAGCACCGTCACCGTGCAGTAAGGAGAAAGAGATGTCCCTGTACAAACTGTATTTTTCCAGCGGCGCAGCGGTGATTGCTCTGCCCATCAACCCGGAAAAGCTTCCAGAGACCTTTTCTGCCGACAACGGAACTTATAACGTGTTGGGCCTTGGCCCTATCATGCAGCCCCGCACGCCGAACCTGCGCACCGTGTCCATTTCGGGCCTGCTGCCCGGGCGGCGGCTGCCGGGCCAGACCGGCATTCATCTTCCCCCAGCGGTGTATATGGCATTCTTCACCACCGCCATGAAGAAAAAGTCCCCCATCGTCTACACGCCCGTCCGGTTCTATGAGAACGGCGTACCGTTCTTGGGGCCGAGCCTGGGCTTTCGGTGCCTCGTTACCAGCTTCAAGGCAGAGGAACGCGGCGCGGAGACGGGAGATTTCTATTTTGACCTGAGCCTGACCGAGTACAAGGATTACTCCCCACAGAGGGCTGTTGTTCAGGGCGCTGGCCAGACCGGAACCTTTTCCCCTGCCAGCATCATCTCTGACGTGGCCAGCGTGGCCGCACGGGCCGTTTCAGCATCTACGGCGGTAAACTCTGCGGTGGATGCCGCAGGAGCTGTAAAGCTCTCCCTGACCCCCACCAGGAGCACCCCCTCAGACAAGCTTGTTGTGGGGGCCAGACGGAAAGCCACCGGAAAAGTCTACGGCACCGGCAGCGGGGAGGAAGTTCTGACCAGCATCCATGGACAGATCGTTGTGGTGCGGCGCATCATCGACCGCGCCCGGCCCTGCCCCGTCTGTGTGGCAGACACCGGCGGCACTGTGCTGGGTTGGATGCCGGAGAACAGCCTGCAGGAGGTGGAAGGATGACCTATGAGCTTTTGGCCGCTCAGAAAGCCACCGGAAACACCCTGAACCTGACCAACAGCACCACGCAGGTGGTCTGGTCTACCCAGCGCACCGGCCAGCCGGGCAAGCTGACCTTTACCTATCTTCGCACCCCGGAATCCAAGCTGGAAGAGGGTGACGTGATCCGCTTTTCTGTGAATGGTCAGCTGCAGTTTTACGGCTGGGTGTTCACCCGGGGCTTTGACCGCTGGGGGCCGGTGGACGTGGTCTGCTATGACCGCATCCGGTATCTCAAGGCCAATGCCAGTTACTCCTTCTACGGCCAAAGTGCCGGGGACATCATCCGGCAGATCGCGGAGGACTTTGAGCTGGACGTGGGCGAGCTGGCCGACACCGGCTATAAGCTGCCCTCCCTCATCATGCAGGACAAAAGCTGCATCGACATCATCAACACCGCCTTGCAAAAGACCCTGCTCAACACCGGCAAGGTCTATGTGTTTTACGATTCCGGCGACGGGCTGGCCCTCAAGGAGGCCAACGACCTGAAAACCGATATCGTCATCGGTGATTACAGCCTGATGACGAATTACACCTTCGATTCCTCCATCGACACCCAGACCTACAACAGCATCAAGCTGGCCCGGCCCAATCAGAAGACGGGAAAGGCGGATGTTTTCGTGATGAAGGATTCGGAACACATCGGGAAGTGGGGCCTTTTGCAGCTGTACCAGACCGTGGACGAGGCCGCCAACGACGCTCAGGTAAAGGAACAGGCGAAAGTGAGCCTGGAGTATTACAACCGGGTATTGCAGCAGCTCAAGTTCTCTTCTCTTGGCGTTCCGGGTCTGCGGGCCGGGGCGCTGATCCTGGTGAACCTGTCCGATCTGGACGGCGAACCGTTCAAACGGTATGTCATGCTGGAAAAGGCGGAGCACACCTTCAAAAATGACGAGCACACCATGGAGCTGGAAGCAAAAGCACTGTAAGGAGGGAGAAGCGTGGATTTACTGGGAGTATTGCAGGAGATCAACCGGCAGACCAACGATGCCGGGCAGCCCACAGACCTGCAGATCGGAACAGTGACAAAGGCCCCACCGGATGATGATGAGCTGGAGATCCAGATCAGTGAAGCAATGGCCCCGCTGAAGCAGGCTGTGCTTTACCTGGCAGAGCCTGTCATTGAAAAGAAAATTCCCATCCTGCGCCACCGGCACGAGATCAAGATCCTGCAGCACAAGCACGTAACACCGTCCGGCCCCAGCGAGGACGCGTTCACGGCTCCGCCCTACTTTACGGAGTGGTCGGCCCTGCCGGATGGATTTGATGCAAAAGTGCAGGCAGAAAACTTTGTGGGCTGGGAAAACGGCGCTGCGCTGCCTTTGAGCAAGGACAAAAAGTACATCATCCTGAACCCGGCCCTGAAGGCCGGGGACAAAGTGCTGCTCCTCCGCGTTCAGAGCGGGCAGAAGTTCATTGTTCTTTCCAGAGTATACGGAGGTGAATCGTAATGGCTACGCTTCCTACAGGCGCGTCTATCGACCTTTCCGGCGGCGTGGAGTACGTTTCTCAGCCGTCCAGAACCTGGTTCATTGACCAGACATCTGGCCGCATCACCGGGGAATGTGATGGGCACGAGGCCGTAAAACAGGCCGTGACCATCATTCTGAACGTGGAACGTTATCGCTGGCAGATCTTCCGCTCTTACAGCGGCATGGAGTGGGAGGGGCTGCTGGGGCAAGACCCGGGCTATGTGGCTGCCGAACTGCAGCGCCGCCTGGAAGAGGCTCTGACCGTGGACGACCGGGTGACCGGCGTGAAGAACTTCTCTTACACGGTGCAGGGACAGGCCCTGACAGCATCCTTTACCGTCTCCACAATCTACGGCGAAATGCAGGCAAGCACGGAGGTGACCACCG